CATTGGCATTAAGTGTAGCTACAGCGTAGTCTCCACATCCTTGAGTTTCGTTTGTCATGTTTGCTCCTAGTTTGAACTACGAATTAATGCCGTGGTGTACGAATTGGTAGGCATTGTAATGGTGAAATTTAACATTGTCTTGTCTGATCCAAAGTCGATCACACAAATAGATTTGTTTCCTTTGCTCACGTTATAAAGCAAAGCGCATCGAGCAGTAATGACCGAATTAGGCCACACCACATTGTTGAAATTAACATAAGCCGTATAGCCATATGTGTTGACTGTAGCCCCAGTTACCTGGTTACCACCCGCCGTATAACCTGTGCCTGTAACTTCATTAGAAGAGTTATATACAGTTGTTGCTGCATTGATACTAGCATTACCAGTATACAAAGCCATGTATAGCGTATCAGTCAAAATATTATGCACCCCTTGATACAACTCAGCTTTAAACGATGTGGTTTGGGTTTGGACTATGCTCATGCTACTGGTATCCTAACTTGACCATCACGATAAGCATCCATACGGAGTTTGCCATCTCCCAAATTCTTGAGAAGTGCAATGGATTGTGTATAACGGTCTTTATACAATGCCTGCAAGTCTGCATCACCTTTAACATAAGTGATAGCCTCATACAAAGTACCATTCAACAAAGCAGAGTCAAAGTTGTCACCAACCCATGTCTCTCCATTTGCGTTATTGATAGCAGTTACTTGAATTTGCAAACCAAGACCACCAGCAATAGGCGCAGTCAATAGATCGCCTGCAACATAGTAACAACCTCTACCAACAAGAGAAACAGAAGTTACAACCCCACCAGAAACAACAATAGTGGCAGTAGCACTATTCCCAGTACCGCCACTAAGAGCAACATTGTAATAAGTACCATTTGTATATCCAGACCCTGCGTTGTTGATCGCTATGCCACCAATAGCCGCCTGAATGATAGACGTTGGGTAATAGTAATAATGCAACTCAGCGTTATACGCCATATTAGGTGTAGGCCCAATAATGAAAGTCAATTCAGCTTCATTGTTAGACTGTGGCCCAAAAATAGCATAGTGCTTCGGTTGACCCTGCATATTTGGATTTGGATAAGCCTCACGAATAAAGTTAACATCTTTATTCAACAAATACAAATAGTTACCAGTCGAACCATCAACAGGATAAACCGCAAGAGAGTAAACAGATAGAAAATCAGCAGGGCACGACAAATACTGATTACCAGATGTAATGCTACCAGTTACATTTTTCCGCAAAGAAGGCAGCTGCACCGTGTTATAGATGCGTTGCTCCGTCTGCTCAATCATGCGATTGAGGTCAACTGTAGGGAAATTATTCTCTACATAGTCATTAACGGCAGTAACCAGTTCACTGTAATACATTATGCCATCGGCCCTCTAGCAATTCTTCCTTTTTCAGCAGCACCATTACCTCTAGTCTCTTCACCAGTTGTCTTGATGTCATCCATGTTTCCAATAGAAACACCACCATTCAATGGTGTCCAGTTGTGGCGAGTAGGCATCTTTACTCCCAGGCCAATATCAGGATGGTCAGGATTCTGCTCAATAGCCTCTACACCATAACGCTTGTCATTCATGTGATGAGGCGCAGCGTACTTAGCCGCAGTGTCGTTATACACTTGCTTTGGCTTGTGAATAGCTGGGCTATTCTTCTTGGTAGGTTTGATTTGTGTAGGCATCATTTACCTCTTTGATTATTAGCTCTGGCCATGTTACGGCCAACTGCTTTCATTGCCTCGCCAGATACACCAGCCAAACCACCCTTTTTCAACTTAGAAAGATTGGTGTGCTTGCCAAGATGCTCTTGCTTATCGTGCATCTTGAAAGCTTTCTTGATCAGCTTCTTGTCTTCTGCGATATCGTCATGCTTAGCCATGTTTAACTCCCTGTAATTGTTACTGTACCAACTGCTGTTGTTGCCACCAAATAATTAGGAGTCAACACCGTATCAAAACTACTTGCACCACCAACAGGATTCCATCCCCATTGTGTATCCCTTGACCCACCAGTTTGGAAACCATTCACATCCACACCAGCAGTATCGTAAGTCGTGTCAGGTCTTGGTTGTCTAACCGCCTGCGGATCATCAACCGGGTACATACCCAATTGCAATTGCGGATGGTCAGGATCCCAACATTCTTCACAAACTTTCAGTTGATATAGTTTAGTCTTAATGACTTCCATTTTCAACTGTTTTAGCTTGTATCTAAAACCACACCGATCACACTGGGCAATCGAGTACTTGCCTGATGCGAAACGGTTACCCACTACACGCCTCCACCTATGAACATCTGTCTAGGCACAAACCTGATAGCCGCCTTTTCACGATCCTCGCCAGCTGCAAGATTAAACTGCTCGTCATACTGACCCTTGAGCATCTCAATCCTAGGCATCAGCTCAGGTGTTTTAGTAGCTATGTGATAAGCCAGGCCAGCCGCAGCGGCAGGCAAAAACCTATAGTTCATATCCTGAGTCTGTACGCCAGATCCAGTATCTTGAACCCTTCTCATTCTCCAATACACAAATGTGTAAGTCGTAGAACCATCTGGTGTTGGCCAAACAGTAATAGCTGGAATCTGCGGAATGAAAATAGGCGTTCCTGAACCTGCCGTGTAAGACTGAGCAGTCGTATTATTCTGAGCTCTAAAGCAATTCATCAAAGTATTGCCAGAAATGTAGGAATAATACACGATCTCGCCAGATGTAGATCCAAGCTGTATATACCCTTGAGCAGCCATGTCATAGGTGCTCGTCAAAACAATAGTCGTGTCTGTAGTACCTATGCTTGTTGCAAGATTTACCGCAGTGCCATTGACATACAAAGGGTTAGTCTCGCCAGAATTCCTTTGCACCAACACTTGAATTGGTCGAGCTTGAGTCAGCTTATTAGGAATAGTCGCATAGGTAGGCATACTAATCCTAGTGATATTCAAATCAGCTTGATTGCTAGTTTGTCCTTGATTGGTACGGATCACATGATCCATCAAATCAATCGTATCAGTAGGAATAGGATAGGTGTTCAAGCCTTGGATAAACGTAATGGACTGCTGCTGAATCGTCCACATATTGATACCACGATTCTGCCACTCTATCGTCATCAAGTTCATTGACCTGCGAGCAGTACGCAAATCATAACCAGAACGCAGCTCACGACCAGCACGCTCCCATGCCTCTTCAGCCAATTCGGTGAAGTCTAGGTCAAATGAGGTTGTGCCAGTAGTGCTCATTTAATCTCTTCTGGAGCTTCAATAACAGGATCAGCTTCTACAGTAGGCGTATCTTCAGGTGCTTCTTCTACTACTTCTTCAGGCGCTTCAACAACAGGATCAGGTAAAGAAATAGTATCAACAGATGGAGCATCCTCAGAGGGTGCTGGAAGATAGCTTTCTAATCCGTTAATGATATCCAAAAGTCTATCTTCAACGTGGCCATTAGCCATCAACTGTTGTGATGCTCTAGTGTCTAACTCTTCAATTAAAAACTCTAGATTGTCTTGGATGAAATCAGGTAAGCTCATTTTGAAGCCCTCATATTGTCGATTAAATTTGGATAGACTCTACCTGCCGCCTTTGCCATCGCCTTTGCTTTAGCCTTCTTAGCAGAACTTAATTTCTTGTGCTTCTTAGCTGGATTGGGTGTATCCCAAACTTCACCGCCTTTTTTGTAAAGCGATACGTCATCAGGATGATCCTTACGATGGATAGTCTTTCTTTTGGGCATCTTAGAGGGGCTCATTGCCCCCATGCCACGACTAGGCATCATAGGTATCTACCTTTCGTATAGCCCTTAGTAGCTATACCATCTCCTCTTCCAGCTTTAGCCTTGTGTTTTTCAACTTCTTTTTTAACATGGCCGCCCTTTTTCATGCCCAACATACGCTGAGCATTTGGCAAAGCTTTTTTGACAGGGCCAGCAATCTCTTTGATGAAAGGAGCCACAACTTCTTGCGCTGCTTTTCTTGAAGCCAAATTTCTTGCGGCATTCGCTGCCATCTTCAATGCGCCACCGCCCGGAACCATAGCATCCAACATCTGTTGGGTTTTTTCTGGGCTTGGTTTGCTTTCATTAAGCAAATCTCTAGCCGACTTTTTCATGGTTGGAATTGGTGTATTGTCTTCCCAATCGCTTCTCATGCCTGGTACTGGAGTGTTGTCCTCCCAGTCACCACCCTTTTTAGATGATGTTTTAGGCGTTTCT